GCTACGGCAACGGCTACGGCAACGGCTACGGCTACGGCAACGGCTACGGCTACGGCAACGGCAAAGGCAACGGCTACGGCAAAGGCAAAGGCAACGGCTATGGCAACGGCAACGGCAACGGCAACGGCTACGGCTACGGCAACGGCTACGGCTACGGCAACGGCAACGGCGAAGGCTGCGACTACTTAAATTTCTGTCTAGCCACAACGACAGACGATTTGGTTGGCTTGGTTATCGCTGCGCAGGTGCACAATCAGTTTTTCAACGAGAAGGAGTAGTAAAAATGCAAGACGTTCGCATCGTAATCATGATTCAAGGATGGGTAATGGTAGGAGTGTACTCGGAAGATGGCGTAAATAAGTATTTACGGCAAGCAAATGTTGTGCGTACTTGGGGCACTACCAAAGGCCTTGGAGAAATTGCACTGGGTGGGCCTACTAAAGAGACTATCCTTGATCCTTGCGGATTTGTCGATATCCCGGTTTCTGCTGTAGTTGGGGTTATTAAATGTAACGCGGAAAAGTGGGAAGCCCTGTTCAAGTAAGGAGAAGTGTGATGTTATACGGATACGAAATACAGAAGGCAGGGTCAATCGAGACGCATGCGGGAGTGCTTGAAGCTGAGTCTCCGAATGCGGCAAGAAAGGCTCTAAGCGCACAGTTTGCTGTGCTCGAATCGCGGGTTTATTTGTTCGATGTGCCGCAGGATATTGCGGATAAAGAGGAGTCCACGAAATGAACTTTAAAGATTTGGAACACTATGCCATTGCGTATAGAACTGCGCTATATAGGCGAGAAGTAGCGGAAGCAGACGTGAATACCCTGGCTGAAAAACTAGGCCTCGAAAAGGAAACCACGAAATGAAATACTCACTCCTAGCAATCGCTCTTGTCTCGACCTCGGCATTCGCAACAGGTACGAAGCCTGTTACATACAACAAGGCGGAATCCAATGCAGTGGCAGCGGCCTATGCCAAAGCAGCGCTGAGTAGCCAGACAAACACCAGCGTAGTAACGACCATGGACCATCAGCAGATTCCTGTATCGACAGCCTATGCACCATCAATTCAAGCAACGGCGCCGTGTGCGCTCCCTCTGTCGGGAGGTGTTCAGTTTATGAACATCGGTGCGTCGGCTGGCTCTGCATATATCCTGAAGACGTGTGAGGACCGAGAGGCACAACGGATCGATGTAGAAACAGCACGGGGCCTTGCTGCAATGGGGATGCAGAGCGCTGCTAAAGAACTGGTATGCGCAAATGCCACGCTGCGAGATAAGCTCAGTATGTGTAAGGAATAGCTGTGAAGTGGATAGATTGTAGGCACACCCTGGTTTCGGGGATTCCTAAAAAGTATGGGGGGACAATGTATTTAATTAGAGAAGCTGAGTCTTCTTTCTTTCTCAGTACCCAAACATACTTAGGTTATATTCAATATTTCGCCTGCAAGAACAAAATGTACAGTGTTCCACGCAAAGGGTTGTGGGCAATAAAAATTATCCTGCCTTCAGAAAGAGCATATACCGCATTAGGCCCCTTCGAAACTTGGGAAGCTGCACAAGCAGCGTTGTTATTGGCTGTGTAAATTAGGAGAAGTACAATGAAAATGAAAACGAAAGAGCTGTGCTACATCTACGGCCCGCTAGGCGTAGGCTTAGTAAGCGTAGGGTTCTGGGTTTTAGTATGGATGTTTGCACAATGAAACTGCCTACCCGCAAAGAGCTACTGTTTAAAGCGTGGGCGCTATTCCCACACGCTACTTGGACACTGCGCCGTCAATGGGTTCGAAAGACAGAAAATTTAATACATCGCGGTCGGCATGTGCTAATGTGTAAAGACGTCAGGTGGTAAGTTGAAGTAGTAGGAAGCACCCCATAAATAGCAATTCAAGGAGAAAGTAAAAATGCGTTACACCGATGTAAAGATTCTCGCCATTGCACACTACAGTGCAGGCAAAACCCAGCCGGCAATCATTCTCACTTCATCTCCGGGCACGGGGAAAACTTCGCTCGGGTTCGATATCGCGAAGGAGATGGGATACACCGACGATCAGATCACACTGTTTCGGCCCTCGCTGCGCGATCCGGTTGATTTGTTAGGCGCCCCTGATATACGTGGCGAAACAATGCGCTGGAAGATGCCTGATGAACTAGCCCGACTCCAGACAGGAAAGCACTTCCTAATTATTGACGAAATCAACGACTCTGTGCTGATGATGCAGAACGCACTGTGCGGTCTGTTGTTGGATCGACGTGTCGGTGAATTGAAACTATCCGATGACGTGAAGATTTTCTGCACAGGCAATCGCGTGGAAGACAAATCAGGTGCACAGCGCATCATCACGAAGCTCTCGAACCGGGTTATGAAGCTTAATCTTGACGTGCATCTCGATGACTGGATTGAGTGGGCGTTCGATAACAACGTGCCGATTACCCAGATAAGCTTCATGCGCTTTCGGCCCGGGCTGTTGAATGCATTCGATCCGATGAAACAGAGTAATCCTACGCCACGCAGTTGGGATTTTGTCTCGAAGATTCCTAGTACGTTGCCGCAGTTTCTCTACCACGAAGCAGTTAAAGGCTATGTGGGTGAAGGTGCAGCGGCCGAGTATGTAGGGTTTCGGGCTATTGCAGAAAAACTCCCCGATCCGGATGAAGTGCTGGAAGACCCGAATAAAGCAGAAGTGCCGAGCGACCCTGCTACGTTGTATGCCCTAACAGGGGCGCTGTGTGAGCGGATTAAGCCTGATACGCATGAAGTTAAGTTCCCTCAGCTGTGTGCGTATATAAAGCGTATCCCTGCGGAATTTCAGGTGCTCGCACTACGTGATGCATACAAGTTCTGCCCTGCCATTGGCGTTTCTAAGCAATTCACGGATTGGGCGAATAAAAACAGCAAGGTATTGATGGGGTAAAAATGAGATGGCTATTTCTACGCAGCTTAAGGAAAATATATCCAGGGCTAAAGCACAGCTTATTGTGACACAGCCGTTTATTGCTTCAATCCTCTTACGCCGGGAGATTATATGGACGGATCGAATTTCGACGCTGGCTGTTGACCCTAAAGCACAGCTGTATGCGAATCCTAAGTTTGCTGAAAAACTGGGGGTTCCAGAACTCATCTTTGGGCTTGCTCATGAGAGTATGCATATCGTGTTTCAGCATGCGCTACGTCGAAATAATAGAGATGCTAAGGGATGGAATTGGGCAGCGGACGCAGTAATTAACGACACACTTAAAGAAGCTGGTATTGGCGAGCTGATTAGTGGCGGAGTGTATGTCAAAGGTGCTAAGGATAAAACTACCGAGCAGATTTATGAGGAGTTAGAAAGCCAAGAGCAGAAAGCTTGTGGTGGGATTGGGCAGGATTTGATCGATGATCCGAATATGTCGGAAGCTGAGCGGAAGCAGGTAGAGGCCACTGTAAAGATTGAAATCGCTCAAGCAGCGCAGGCAGCAAGGATGCAAGGGAAACTCACGGGGGTATTCGAGCGGCTTGTAGAGGAGATACTTACTGTCAAAACGCCGTGGCATGAGATTCTTGAACGCTGGATGGTGAACATCAGTAAGCAGGACTATTCGTGGTCTAGACCGAATCGGCGGCATATTGCTGTAGATGCAACGCTTTATCTACCTACACTGGCTTCGCGGGCAACAATGGGCGAGATGGTGCTAGGGATCGATGTATCAGGATCAATTGGCGAGAAAGAGCTTGCTTTCTTCGGAGCGCATTTGAATCGAATCCTGGAAGTAGCACTACCCGAGAAACTGCATGTTGTCTACTGCGATACTGACGTATCTCGTACGCTGGAACTCGTGCCCGAAGATTTGCCTGTGCAGTTGAAGAGCGTAGGAGGTGGAGGAACAGATATGCGAAAGATACTTGAGTGGGTAGATACACAAGGGATCGATCCTGCTTGTGCTGTAGTGCTAACGGACGGCTATACGCCTTGGCCGGATGTTGCTCCGGACTATCCACTGCTCTGGGCAATTACGACAAATGTAGTGGCGCCTGTTGGTG